TCCCGTGGTCAAAGCATCACCTGATAAGCCACCCACTAACGTATTCTGTATTCCCGTGGTGACGTCGCCACCCGCCGCAAAGCCCACCCCTACGTTGTAAGCATTTGTGGCAGTAGTAAAGTTTTGGTCAGCTAAAGCAAGTCTGCCCAAAGCAACTGATCTTGACCCTAACGTATCTGAAGTTAGAGCGTAAGCCCCAACCGCCACATTAGCATCAGCATCAGTGAGAGCATCACCAGCTAGAGCGCCAATCAGAGTATTCTCAACTCCCGTGGTGACTGCTATACCTGCGCTGTGACCTACGGCTACGTTGTAAGCATTAGTTGCGGTAGCAAAGTTTTGAGCATTAAGGGCAGCGTAACCAATAGCGGTGCTAAACTTACCTACATCATCTGTGCTTAATGCTCCTGTTCCAACGGCTACGTTTTGATCGCCAGTAGTAAGAGCATCTCCTGCCAGACCACCGATAAGGGTGTTGTTGGTTCCCGTGGTGACTGACTGCCCTGCACCATATCCAACGCCGACATTGTACATATCAGTCGCTGTAGCAGGATCTTGTGTATATAACGCTAAACGACCTACAGCAACAGAGTTACTGCCATCTACGTTATTATAAAGAGCGCCTTCACCAACAGCTACGTTGTATAATCCAACAGTGTTTGAGTACATAGCGTCCTTACCCAAACCCGTATTGTTACCGCCAGTTGTTGTAGCTTGACCAGAACGACCGCCTAAAAACGTATTGTTGGTTCCCGTGGTGACTGCTTTACCCGCAGAAAAACCAACCGCCGTATTATAGGCATCAGTAGCTGTAGTAAAATTTTGGCTTTCAAGTGCTGAACTTCCGATAGCTACAGAGTATTTTCCAGCCACATCTGTCGTAAGAGAGGATCTGCCAACTGCAACATTATCTACCCCAATAGTCAAAGCATCACCCGTATTGCCGCCTATGAGGGTGTTGAGGGTTCCCGTAGTGACTGATTCACCCGCAGCGTATCCAACTGCCGTATTAAGCGAATCAGTAGCCGTAGTAAAATTTTGTGTGGCTAATGCCCTGCGACCTACAGCGACACTTCTTGAACCTAAAGTGTCTCCAGTTAAAGCCTGATAACCTAAAGCTACGTTGTAGTCAGCATCAGTAAGGCCATCACCAGCTAAGGCACCCAAAATGGTGTTTTGAACTCCCGTGGTTAATACGTTACCTGCTTCGTGACCTACCGCCACATTGAGCGCATCTGTTGATGTAGTGAAGTTTTGTGTTCCTAATGCTCCTGTTCCAATAGCTACAGTTTTACTACCTTTGGTGTCTGTAGTTAGAGCAGAAACACCAATTGCTATGTTGTAATCGGCATCAGTAAGAGCATCACCAGCAACACCCCCAATTAGGGTGTTTTGAATTCCCGTTGTGACTGACCCACCTGCAAAATACCCAATACCGATATTGTAAGAATCTGTAGCCGTTGTAAAATTCATTGCATCCAAAGCAGACTCACCTAGCGCAACATTACTGCCTAAAGTGTTCGCTCGCATTGCGTCCTTTCCGACAGCGACATTCCTGTTGGCTTCTGTCAGGCCACTACCAGCACCGGCACCGATAACGGTGTTGAGAATCCCTGTGGTGATTGCATCACCTGCTTGGTAGCCAACTGCGGTATTATTATCACCCGTAGTAATCGCCGTACCNGCTTCATCGCCCACGACCACGTTGTAGTTGCCGCCAGAGGCTATGCTGTCGCCAGCGTTTACGCCTAAGCGTAAGTTACTGGTTCCAGAAGTAGGTGTTGTGACAGAGCCAGAAACCAATGCGATAGTCTCAACTTCTGTGCCGCCATCTGTAGTAAAAAAGCGCAAAGCCCCATCTTCAGAGCCGTCACTAGCATCCATGATTTGAGAAACCATGTAGGAAAAGCGCGTGGCGTTCCCACCGTCATCATCCGCATTAAAAGAAATTAGTCCTGCGAAATCATTATCTGCTGGGCTACCGCTATCTCTAGTTAACGCTAGTCTTGGCCCAGAGTTCTCATCAGCATCTGTGCTTTTTAATGTAAGGGTGTCTGAGTTATCAGTAACCGTAATGGTTGCAGCAGAAGATGAAGTAAATGCTCCATCCACTTGCAGCGTACTAGCCATATCCACAGCGCCGTCAATGTCCACGACATCAAGGTTGGCAGTGCCATCAACGTCTATGTCGCCTGAAACAAACAAGGAGGGGACAGACAGATCAGCAAAAGCATCAACCATCGCAGCGCCTGATCCAGCGCCGTCTGAGTAGATAGCTTTGGTCTGACCGTTGGCTATGGTGATCGTCGCGCCACTGCCCTGTTTGATAACAATGTTCTGTGATCCGCTAGTCGCGTTCTCTATAAGCCACAGTTTGCTCACGGTATTCGGGCCTATAGTGATAGTGCAAGCGCTGTCAAGAGTTCCAGTGTATTTAAGAAATAAACTGCGGCCAGGATCAGTGCTGCCATCTGCAATAGTAGTAACATGAGTATCCGCATTAGTGGTGATTGCCTCTGTACCGAAGGAAAAAGCCTCAGCTATCAACTCAAGGTTAGTGTTCGTGCTCGCGCCCCAAGTTCCTGATTCATCACCAGTGGCGATTTCTTTCAAGCGTAAATCGTTTACATAAGTTGCCATATTAAGCTACCTCTTCCCAATCAGGGGTTTGACTATCTGATACCACAGACCAACTAGGTGTTTGACTGTCTGCAATATTACTCCAATTTGGTGTTTGGGAATCATCTACTGTTCCCCAAACTGTGACTTGTTTTGTTTCTGCTGTTCCTTCGACTCCTGTCGGGGTGACAAGTGCTGAGCCAGTAACCGTAACCGTTCCGACAGCCCCTGTGCCGCTAACACCTGTTGGGGAAGCAATGATTCCAACCGCGATCGTAACCGAGCCAACGGATCCAGTGCCAGAAACACCAGTAACACTAGCATTCGCATCGCTGGATACAGTAACCGTTCCGACAGCCCCTGTGCCGCTGACGCCAGTAACCGAGACATCGACGCCCGTACCTTCGACGATAGTGACGGAGCCGACCGAACCCGTTCCTGAAACTCCTGTGACAGAAACGTTCGCGGCTCCAGTGGCGGTGACAGAACCAACACTACCTGTGCCGGAAACGCCTGTGACACTGACGTTCGCATCCGCTGAAACCGTGACCGAACCGACTGACCCTGTTGCCGAAACACCTGTAGTAGAAACATTAGCATCTGCCGAGACTGTGACAGACCCAACCGCACCTGTTCCTGCAACACCTGTAACCGCGACGTTAGCATCTGCCGAGACTGTGACAGACCCAACCGCACCTGTGGCCGAAACACCTGTAACTTCGACAGGTATTGGTTCGCCCCATGTGCCTTGGCCCCAAGTGCCTCTACCCCAGCCAGTAACATTCGCCACACGTTAAGTCCTACTGATTATGACTTTGATCTTGTTGTTGTTTGACCCATTCTGAATACTCTTTCTCGGTCATCTGTCTCTGTTGAGCTTGTTGAGCCACAACATACTAAGCGATTCTTATTATCGCGTTAGAAGCATCAGCAGTTGGAAACTGGACAGTGAAATCCCCAGAACTAGATGTTTTATCCCCACCGAAATCTAGAGTACACACTGACGGATCGCCTGATGCTGAATCATTAAAGATCATACAGCCTCGAGCGGTGATGGAACTGCTAGAGAAAGTTAAATCTGAAAAATCAGTTAGAGCGGTGGTTCCTGAGGTGCTCGGATCTACACGAGTTAATGACGCACCTTTCGCAGTGTATCCTGTGCCAGACACTTCGTTAGAAGTCGTATACGCAGTAGTGCTCGCCCCTAAACTAGCAGAACTGGTGTACAGAGCGAGATTAAACGTGCTCCCTCCACTGTTTTTAAAATTGTGAACAGCTTCTAAAATTTCTTGTTTAAAACTTGTGCACATCGCGGTTGAAATAGCCATTACAGTCTCCTTAATATGTCAGCCATGTCTTTATGGCCTTGGTTTTCTAATTCAGCAATTAGAGTAGTTCTGTCACTTTTTACTGCTTCAGCTAAATAAAAAGCAACTACATTTTTAACATCTTCTTTAAATGCTTCTGCTTGTTGAGCTATTAAAGGATGACAATTTCCTCCAACACTGACAATCTTGTTAGCAGCTGACTCAGCCCAAAACTCTACAGAGTGTCCTTTATTTTTAGTTGTTGTAACTAATACGTTACCAACTTCCATATTAGAAGCACCAACCAACATACTATTTATCCTTTAGCGATATCATAACGATATTCATCTCTTGAACCGTATCCTTGCCCTAAATTCTTTAAGCTATTAAGAGCTTGAACGAATCTTTGCTCATATTGAGCAACTTCTTCAGGTATTTTTAAGAACGTAGCTGCTTCGACTAATGTCCCATACAACAAAGCATCAGGAGCGTTATCTGACAGCCAAGTAGTTTCTGAACCAGAAGTAGTTGTTAATGAAGCTGGGCGATATTTATAATGAAGCTCGAAAGAATAATTTTGATCAGGTGTTGGAGCCAGCATAAAAGTATTATCGTCAAAAAGAGCGTAATACTTTGGTGTTCCTGTGGTTGCAGGATTCGGGGTAAAATCTCTAATAAAACTAACGTGTTTAAACAGCAAATAAGTGTACACACTACTAGAGATCACCGCCAAGCTGTACGGTGCTAAGAAATCAGTTGGAGTGCTCAGATATGTATTACTACTAGCTGCAGAACCTGTTACGTTTTTTCTAAAAACAGGTAACTCAACGTTTTTAAGTATTCTTTCTTCAGACTCTTTTATAAACGTATCTAAGTCTGCAACAAAAGTAGTTTCAGCAGTTTCGCAATAATCTTGAACAGTAGATTTTAGAGTAGCTAATGTAAAACTCATGAGGTCACCACTGTAACAGTTCCTATTTCACCTGTACCAAATACCCCATCAAACTTAGTCCCAATCGGGTCTACGACAGATAAAGGTTGACCACCAACATTAACACCGCTGTCTGTGGTGTTGCTGGGCCCAGTTGTTTTAACCACACCAAGCTGGGACTGTGGAAGAGGCAACTCTGGTCGAGCTTGTCTCAATGCTTCTGGGTCGGTTGCTTGTCTAGGCGGTTCTAATTGAGGATGCTTAGGTTCAAAACATTCTGAACAAACTTTAAACCCTGTCCACTCCATACGCAGATCTAAGTATCTCGTTCTAAACCCACAACGATCACAAACGCCATAAGAGTGTTTACCTAATGCGAACGCCATTAGACATACGTCCGTCTAGGCACCAGCTGGAAAGCGTCGCTAGTATCGTACCGTATAGCATTAACTAGGTTTTGTTCGTATAAAGGTTGTAACAACCCTGCTTTATCGGGGTTCTTTTTCAACGCTAAATTAAAAGCTAATCCTGTTACTAAACAAGGCAGAAATCTACTAGGAAGATCTACATCGTCTACAGAACCAGAAATATCTTGTATGCGTTTCCATCTATACGAAACAAGTTTATCCGTAGAGTTTTCAGGAGCTGGCCAAACAAACAACTTTGGAGTAACTGTTCTCTCTAAATAATATTGAGTGGGTCTTGCTTGAGTATTTTTATTAGGTATGTCTAAATACTCTCCTCTCTCAATACGATCTATTTGAAAGTCTGTTTGTGTCCCATTGACTGTCCTTCTAATGACAGCGTCTAGAACATCTATGTCATACTCATTAAGAGAATAGGAAGTAGTCCCCTGAACTAAATCAAGGGATACTTGCTCTACTTCCCAAAGTTGAACACCACGGTTAGACCAATCGGCGAACATGATATTCATCGACCGACGAGCGGTAACTCCATCATATCCTGTACGATATTCTAGCCCAGCTAGTTCGTAGGCTTCTTCAATCGCATCCGCTGCGGTTAAAGTAAAAGTTCTTGTTCCTGATGTCGCCATTATCCATAGTTCTTCAGAAGTTCTAGAACGATCACATAGCTGTCGTTAGAAGATGCGCCAATGGTGGTCAGGTTTATATCCCCAGTTTTACCAGAGCCTGACGTGTTTTTAAGTCCTCCAAAAGGACTAAAATCCATGTGGCCATTACTATCTTGAGCTAACCCAAGAGCGATGGTGTCTGTGGTAGCATCAAATAAAAGTTGTACTTGCGTAAAACCAATAATTGAATGAGTTACTTTTTCTATAAGCACACTACTACAGGCAGTCCCATCTTCTCTCGTTGCCAAACCACTAACATCAATCTTAGTTACAGCACTTTCACCAGTTCCGTCGCTAAGATTAGTTAGTTGTATGACAGCTTTATGAGTACCATCAGAAATAGTAGTTGTTGTTACTGCATCTGCCATATCAATTTACTCCAGTATTAAGCGTCTGCAAACGGAGTAACGAGAGTACCTGATCCAAGAGTCAATCCTTCTACTGCGTATTTCGCACTAGCGATAGCTGTAACTCGGATAATACTTCCTGCAATACCGCCTTTAGTGCTGCCATTCAGCGTAATTACATCGTTAGAAGCCCCAGAAATAAAGGTTTTACCAGTTGCATCATCTACCCCTGTGTAAATTCCTCCAACAAACTTATCGGTGCCGTCTGTCAAAATATCCATGTCAGTAGCAGCAGTTACGACTATGAATGTAAACTGAGCGCCTAAATTATTCGTTTGATCTGGGGCGGTCGGATCAGTGGGAGTAGTTGTAACGATTGAGGGCAACGTGAATTTGCCATCTGCATCATTACAAAGAAGAACTTTACCCGCATGAGCTGCAACAGTTATTGTCGTGTCTGCGGTTAAACTAACTGTAGCGTTAGTCCCTGCGTTTATAAAACCCGCCAAAGATTTGACTGGTCCAGCAAAAGTGGTCTGTGCCATTGTAATTACCTCTTTACGAAAGGGTTCGTTTTAGTGTCTTCGTAAACGTCTGCTGAGCCAGTCACTAAAACTAATTTTCTCAGATAAAGTGTTTATACAGGATAAAAAGAAAAGGGGCAACAAGTGCCCCTTTCTTCGCAGTATTATGCAGCTCCTGGAGAACCGAAAATACCCCGCCAGTCACTAAAGCCAAAACTATAACGTTCTCTGGCTTTATAACGAACATTGCCAGTTTCGAAGTCACCTTCCATACTGGTTGCTACTGGTGATCGAACAAAATGCTTCAGTCCGTTAGGAACATCAGTCGTCAGGAAGAAGGCATCAGTATCAGTTAGATAATGATTAACCGTGTATCCTTCAGGAACCATGCCCATGTTACGGAT